ACCAGGAAATTCCAGGTTCCGGCCGGAACATCACGCGAGACAAGGCTCAGAGCGTCAACACGATCCAGCCGGGCGGCATCGTCCCAGGCCACGCCGACGGCACCCCATCGGATTTCGTATCGCCAGATGTCGATATCGGTGGCGGGCTCCCAGCGCAGACGCACCTCGCCGCCAACTTCGTAGCCGGTGAGGCTGGGCACGTTGCCAGGCAGGAGATATTTTCCATCCGGGGTGATGGTGGCGCTGGCCGACACGGACTCGGCGCCGACGGCTGACAGCACAAACACATCGATCTGATGGTGGACGCGCTCTTGCACCGGCGGGCTGGGCCAGCTTGTGGCCGTGCGGGATGCGGTGCCGGTATAGACCACGACCCCGCCGGATCGCACGTCGATGCGATAGCCGGACACCCACGGATAGGCAGGTGCGGACCATGTTGCACGGATGCGGCTTGTCCAGGTTCCGTCCTGCAGTTGCGTCAGTTCTTCGGAAACGGCCAGGGACGGGACGGGCGGCGGCTCTGACGGTGACGGCAGCGCGGTGTCGGGGGTGCTGGGGTTGGTGACAACCGCATCTGAATACACGGCGGGGTCGTACTCGACAAGCTGCAGCGCCCATCGGCCCGGGCCGGTGTTGTCGATTCCGCCAACGCGCATGCCTTTTTCAACGAGGCCCAGCGGGTGCGAGACGGAAACAACGTCTCCGGGCTCGATCTGCATGCCATCGTCGAAGACATCCAGGGAAAACGACAGGTCAGCCAGCCAAAGTTTGTTGAGGCGCTCGATGGCCTCGCGCTGGGCCTGGCTGGCGGACTGGATGCCGGGCAGCGAGACCTCCGACTCGCGACGCTCGACAGTGCCGGCGATCACGCCGGGGGCGTAGGCGGTGGCCGTTCGATCACGCCAGGGGGTGGCGCTGGTGTCGGTCCATTTGATCTTGACGACGGTGGGCGCGTCGGCCCGGGCGCGCTTGCGCAGGGGGCCGATTTTGGCGATGTCGCCATTGGTGTGCGCAAACGTCTGCACGGGGGATGCGGGCCGGTCGGGGATGAGGTGGATCCCGTCGTCACGCTGGACGAGGAAACAGCCGGCGTAGGTGCGCAGGGCTTCACGCCAGGTTGCGCAGACCTGGGGTTGCGCCAGGGATAGGCCGATGCGTCGCCGGGGCTGTCCGCCTACGGTTTCTTCGCAGGCGTTGGCCGTGGCGGTGACGCTTGACCATGCCACCGTGCGGCCTTCGATGGCCGACACGAAGTGGGCCAGAGCGAGGGCGGGGTTATCGCTCCAGGCGGTGAGGCCGGTGCGCGGGTCATAGACCTTGGTGCCCTTGATGACTGCGGCGATGGAGAGCGGGTCGAATCCGTCCAGCCCCACCGGTGCCATGATGACGCTATAGGCAATGCCCGGCAGCGCATCGGCGTAGGAAATGCCGTTGGCGGCAAAGGCAGAGGCCAGGCCAGCATTGACGGTTTGCCCGGGGGTGCCCAGATAGTGGGTGACGCCGCAGGAGGCGGGCAGGGGCTTGTCCGACATGGTGACGGACTCAACAGCCTCGATCTCGCCCAGCGCCCACACGCACACCACGTACACATAGGCCCCGGTGGGCACGATGTTGGCGACGAGGGCGCCGCGGCGATCACGCCCATACACAATGGGGATGCGTGCGCCCTCGGCGGCCAGGGCGGCCTGGCGCTCGCTTGCCGTGCCGCTACCTGCAGCCTGCAGGGCGGCTTTGCTGGCGACGGACCAGTTTTGATCTGGCAGATAGAGCATTACACCTCCGCGAGTTGGACGGTGACGCGGTACATGCGCACGGTCTCTTTTTCGATCTGGGGCGGCCCCATGAACGCCACGGTGTGCGCCGTTCCGGTGGTGCGCCAGATGAAGTCCAGATCATCGGCGGCGTGGGCCGCATGGAAGGCGTCAAGGGCGTCGGCGTCCGCCCGGGAGAGGATGTGCACTACCGTAAAGCGGTGCTTGACCGGGCCCATGATGCGGGAGCGAAACCGGCCATTAGTGGCTTGCTCGGCCTCGACCTTTTGCACGCGCTCGATGCGGGAGTCGTCGTGGTGGCGGTAATCGGGATAGGTGGGCATGGGCTAGCGCTCCAAGACGAACACTTGATTGCCGACGGGAACACGGGTGCCAGCCGGAAGCAGGACGGTAAAGCCGGCGTCGGGGCCGACGGTTAGGCGCGGGGCGAAGGCTGCGCTGCTGCGGGATGGGCCAAGGGTGAGCTCGACAGTGGCATCGGACACCTCGGCGGCATCAATGGCGCCGTCGAACACAAGCGCGGGGTCAAGATCGGCCAGGGCGTCGGCGTGGGCGTGCCAGATGCGTACTGGCACATCGCCGGCCATGGACAGGGCCAGGGTGCCGAAGAGCAAGTCAATGTTGCTTATGCTCAGGCGGCCTTGCTGTGCGGCGTTGGACGTGGCCGAGATGCCGGACACCTGGCAGGCAACATCGCCCGACCAGGTGAGGCCGTTCCATGTGATGGGGCCGGCGGTGGAGAGGCGCGACACAAAGCCCCACCCGATCTCAATGAGGTACAGCGGGCGTGTGGTGGTGCGCCCTGCAGCGGCTTGCGCTGCGGGGGTGAGGGTGCGAGACATGGCGGCGCCTTAGCTGTAGCCCACTTCGGCCACGGCATTTACGCCGCCCGAGGTTGAGACGGTAACGGTGATGGTGCTGGGCACCTGCCCGGCAGCCTCGGCCAGCGCCGCAGCGCCATCGGTGAGGCCCTGGGTGATGGCCTGGGCGATGCCGTCACCGATGGCTTTGCGGTCGGCAATGGCTTCCTCTCGGGCCACGGCCATGCGCTCATTCACAAGGGTGTTCGCCGCTTCGTAGCGCTGGATGAACTCGTCAGCCGTGGCTTTTTGCTGGTCTTCGCTGAGCACCGACCATGCGCTGTCAATGGCGCCCCGCAGCTTGTCTGCGTAGGCGGCAATGGAGTCGGTATCGGTGAGGCTGGCGAGGATGTCGCGGTATTGGCTGGCCTCGTTGTCGAGCAGGGTGTATTTGCCCTGATCGTCGAGCACAGACAGGCGCACGTTGCGGATGGAGCTTTCAAACCCAGCATTGATGCCGGCCAGCATCTCTTCAAAGCGGCCTTGCACCGTGGAATAGGCGTCGGCCAGCTTGACCATGTTGGCAAACTGGCGTTGCCCGGCTTCGGTGGTGAGGTCTATACCCGAGACCATCTCGCGGAATGCGGCGGTGGAATCGGGCAGGCGCAGGCCCAGGGCGGCAAACTGATCGCCCAGGGCGTTGAAGCTCATCGCATCGCGCTCGGCCTGGGTGTAGAAGGCCTCCAGGTAGCCGCTGATGTTGTCGGTGAGCGCCTCGATGCCGCCGGAGGCGCGGATAAGCTCGGTGGTGACTTCAGCGGATCCGCCTGCGATGTTGCGGATTTGGGTTTGGACGTTGAGCAGGGTGCCGTAGAGGTCGGATATCTCTTGCGCTGTGCCGTCGTAGCCGGTGACGATTTTGGCGATGGCGGACTGGCCCTCGGCCATGGTGATGGATGCGCGCAGCAGCTCGGCAGCGGCATCGCCCTGGGTGGTGGCCACGTCACCCAGGCCGGCCATGGTGATGCCCAGCTGCTCGGTGTAGTAGCGGGCCTGGTCGGCGCCTGACGCCACGCGAATGAGGGTTTCGTAATAGCCCTCCCCCACTTTTTGCCAGTCTTCGAGGCCAGGCAACACGCTGCCCGACACTTTGTCGAACACGGCGCTGAAGTAGTTGCCCAGCGCTTCTTGTACCTCGGCGCCGTTCATCCCCTTGAGGGACAGGCGCTGCATGTCCAGCTGAAAGGCCTGGATCTGCTCGCTGATCTGGCCGGTTGAGACGCCCAGGGCGTTGGCCGCCGCTACCAGCGAGGTGTCGAGGCTGGCGAAGAGGAGGCCGAATTGCCGCTTAATCTCGTCGTCCAGGGCCTGATTGACCACGCTGGTGGAGGACGACTTGGAGAGGCCGAACCAGCTCTTTTTGGTGGTCTCAAGGGTGCCGTACTGGCTCATGCCGAGGCCGGCGATGTAGTCGGCAATGCTGCCCTGGTCAAACTGCACGCCGGAGTCGATGAGCTTGACCTTTGTGGATCCGAAGGCGGAAAACAGGCCTTTGGCCAGATCACCAACGATGGGCAACTGGGAGAGTGCCTGTTCGGTGATGCGGTCCATAAACCCGAGGGCGCCCATAGACTGCCCAAACGTCTCGGTGCTGATTCCGGTTTGAACCCCGGTGAGGTTGCCCGTGGTGAGCCCGTAGGTACGCACCACGATGGATGCCAGACCGCCCATGCTGGACTCGATGTTGCGCAGGCTGGCCGCCATCTGCGCGGAATAGCGCATGGTGAGCTGGTCAATGTCGCTCATGCGGTCGATGGAGTTGGCGATGGAGTTGGACTTTGCGGCGGCGTCGCCCAGCACGGTGCCGGTGCCCTGGCGTGCTTGCATTTCGGCAGCGCTGGCCGGGTTGGGGCCGCTACCGCCACCCGCGCCAGACACGGCAAAGCCAAGCGCGGCCATTGCCGCGGCCATGGCGGCCATGCGAATCCATGCGCTGTACGGGTCGCCCTTGGCGGCCTGGTTGGTGACGGCGACAACGGCATTGGCCTGGCCGGCCACCTGGGCCGCAATAACCTCTTTCCCGGCCGCAGCGATGGACGACTGCGCCGTGATCTGGTCGCCGGCCACCTTGGCAGAGGTTACGCCGGTGATGAGGGCAATCTCTTTGGCTGCGTTGCTGACGGCAGTGGCGAGCTGGAAGGCGCGGAACACCTGCTCTGCGGCCTGCAGGGCCTTGTAGCCCTTGCTGCGCTCGCTGACAAATCCCTTGGCCGCGCTGAGGATGTCGGCGTATCCGCCGAGGGTGGCGGTGGCCATGCGCTGATTGAGGGCGATCTCGGCTTGCACGGCCTTGGCGTACTGGTCGGCGCTGCCCAGCTTGGCCTTGCCGATCAACTCCACCTGCTTGCCGTAGTTGGCATTGAGCTGAATCAGCGTTTGGAACTTGTCGATCACGCCGGCCAGCGGGTCGCCCAGGCCGGAGAAAGCGGATTTCAGGCTGGATGTGTCGATCTTCAGGTCAAACTTGTCGCCAAGCGGGCCAAGTGCGCTGAGTGCCCGGGCGGCTTCGGCGTTGGTGTCGAGCTTGGTTTGAGCGTCGCGAATGCGCTTGCGGGCTTCCACCTCGCGCTCAAGGCGGGCGATGGTCTCTTCGCCCTCAAGGTTGGCGCGGGCCTGGGCGAGGCTTTCCTCGGCGCGGGCGACGGCGAGGGCGTCGATCTGGCCTTTGGTGAGGCCGTAGAGGCGGTATTGCTCTTCGAGGGCGGCGGCGGTGTTGTCGAGGCCGATGAGCTCTTTCTCGCGGGCGGCGGTGTCGCCCATGAGCTTTTTTGAAAACTCTTGCTGGGTGGTGAGCTGTTCGACAGCCTGGCGGTAGCGGTCAATGTCGAGCTTTCCGGAGCTGTAGGCCTTGAAGAGCTTTTGCAGGTCGGAATAGTAGCCCGCATCAATGCCGGTGCTCTTGCCGCCGATGCGGTCGAGGATGCGGGCGAGTTCTTCGGCGTCTTTGACTTGCTGGCTTTTGCCGGTGCGGGGCTGACGCGCCTTGTCGGTCATGTCCTCGCGGATGTCGGCGACGCGCTTTTCGATTTCGATCTGAGACAGGCCGGCAGCGGCGCCTTCGTTGCGGGCGCGGGTGATGGCGCGCTCGCGCTCTTCGGCGCGGGACAGGTACTTGTCGCCCTCTTTGAGCCAGGCAATGCGGGCTTGCTCTTGGCGCCCCGCCTCGGCCGTTGCTGCGGCTGACTTTGCTTGACCGGCGGACGCGGCCTCAAGAGCGGCCAGGCGTTTTTGAGCCACGTCGATATCGCCCGCCTCGGCGCCGCTGCGGATGGCTTCGACGGCGCGCCGTTGCTCGGCGATCTGGTCGGCAATGGTGGCCTGACGGCCGACGCCCAGCATGGCATCCCAGCCGGACTTTGCGGCGCCGGTGATGCCCTTCCACGCCTGCTCAATGAGGCCGAGGTTGGCAATCACCTGGTCAGCCCTGCCGCTCATTGCGTCGGCGTAGGCCTTCTGGGCCATGGCGCCGGCTTCGAGGGTCTTGCCCTGCTCTTCCAGCGCCTTGATCTGGGTGTAGATGGAGGCGGTGAGGTAGTTGTACTTTTCGTTGAGCTTTTCGGAGGCCTTGACGGGCTCGCGGCCCAGCTCGGCAAAGCTCTCGATGGTGTCGGCGACTTCCAGCCCCACCGCCTTGTTGAGCTTGATGGCAGCGGCCGAGACAAGCTCGATATTGCCGGCAGCGATCTTTCCGCTGTTGGCCGCTGCGGCGATGGCCTCATTGGCGGCGCCTTGGGTCGCACCGGTGCCAGCAGCGACGGCGCGGGCCATGTCTTGCAGCTGCCCCACGGACGCACCGGCGGCATTGCCCGTCATGATGATGGCGCGGGCCAGGGCGTCGGCCTCTTTGCTGCCCTGGTAGTAGGCGACGGCGAGGGCGGCCGCGCCACCGGCGGCGAGGGTAAAGGGGTTGATGAGGCCGACGACGTAGCCACCCAGCGCCCGGGCGGCATTGCCTGCGCCGCCGAACATGTCTCTGAGCTGGCCGCCCTGTTGGAGTAATACGGTGAGGGCCTCCTGGCCACTGGCAATTGACGTAACAATGTCGGTGAACTGGGCCGGAACACCGCGAAGCGCCGCCTGCATTTGCGCAGCCGAAACCCCCGTATCGTTTTGCTTTTCCCTGACGCTATCCAGCGCATCGAGATAGGGCTGCAGGCTTTCAACACTGACGCCACGCTGGCCGGCCAGCGTTTCGAAATACTTTCGGCTTGACGCTCCGCCCCCCTCAAATGCAGCGGTGGCGCGCTGGATGCTGGCGACCATGCGACGGGTGCTTGCATCCAGCTTTGCGGCGCTTGGGTCTGCGCCATTGCCGATGTTGTCTATCTTTTTCCCTGCGGACTCGGCCGACGCTCCGACAGACTTTGCCATGTCGGCACCGGCAGCTTTGACTTCTGCAAACCCGTCTTTGGCCTTGGAGGCATCGACTTCGGCGACGATCTTTACCTTGCGATCTTGAGTCATTTTTTTCGGTGCTCGTTCATGGTTTTGAGGGCTTGGACTTCCATGGTGGTGATGTCATCCAGCATGGCGAGCCAGTCGTCAGGCGATAGGCCCATGCGGTCCAGCAGGGGGTAGACGGAGGCGTAGATGAGCCGCACAGGCCCCGCCATGCCTACATCCCACTGGGTGCGCACGCGGAGGAAGAGCTGCACCGCCGGCCAGTTTTCGGGCCAGACTTCGACGGCTTCGTCGTCAAAGTCTTCGGGGAGGTAGCCGGCGGCGGCGAGCTCTTCGGCGCTGGGCGTGGGGGTGTAGATGGCCCGGGCGGCGGCGATCAGTTTCCCAGGCGGCCTTCGCAGCAGGCGGCGCGGTAGTCTTCCATGATGGCCATGACGGCGCCGGGCAGCTCGTCGGCCAGGCGCTCCAGGTTGGCTACGTTGAGCTCTTCGTCCACATCCCAGCCGTCCAGGGCGTTGATGAGGTAGCCGGCATTGCTGGCGATGAGGGACTGCTGCAGCTTGGTATTGACGGCGGGGTCGGTGTAGTCGGGGCGGCCGACCGGGGACTTGGCCATCAGCGCATCCACGAACTCGCCGAACTGGGTGCGGGTGCGGTAGCGGTAGGTGCAGGCGATGCGCCCTTCGCCGCCTTCGGGCAGGGCGAACGTGACGGTGCGGACGAAGTTTTTGGGGCGTGCGCCAAGCTTGATGTTGGATGCCATGGTGAGTGCGTTTCCTGATTATGAGGAGGTGCAGCGCCCGCCGAGTGGCGGGCGGCGGGATGGCTTAGGAGGCGTAGCGGGTGAGGCGGCCGTTGCCGTTGATGGCCACGGCGCAGACATACACACCGCCGCTGTCCTTGGGGTTCTCGTTGAGGGCAACGGGGCAGGGCGTGTAGATTTTGGAGCCGTTCTTGAGAACCTTGCGGAGGCAGGTATCGGACTGAACCTGGGTCAGAGAACGAAGCAACAGATAGCCGGCGTCGTTGATGTTGTCGGCATCGACGTTGAAGCTTTCGGTAATGGCAGTAAAGCCATCATTGAGCGACTCCTCGATGTCGAGGTCGGTCCACTTGAAGGTGATCGTCTTGGGCTCCCCGCCACTGTTCTGCTGATCCTTGTAGCGTGAGATGGATTGCCACGTAAGCACCTTGCGGGCCGTTCCAACACCACCGCCGATGGGGAAAAGGTCGGTGTTTGAGGTGTCGATTGCTTCGGCCACAAAAGTATCCGCGGTGACGGACTTGACCTTGACGAAGCTGCGATTGAGCAGGCCCCAGCCGGAGTAGATCTGCACGATGTCGCCGTTGGAGTAGCCGTGAGCGGTGGAAGAGACGACGGCCTCTGCGGCGTTGGAAATACCGGAAACGGTTTTCGCGGCCTGATAGGTCGCCGGGAAGGCAAGCTGGGTGCCGGAGGGAGTGGATGCCATGGTGGGTAATCTCCAGAAATGAAAAAACCCGCCGAAGCGGGTGCAGGGGGTGCCCGGGTGGGCGGGGGTGGGTTAGGGCTGGCTACGGATACCAGACGTCAAAATCTTGATGAAATCCGTAGGCCGGCGGGGTCAGGTCGGGTTCGTGGGTGGCGGTGCCGGCGTCTTGCGGGCGGGCCTCGAAGCCGTCAAACAGGATCAGGGCGTCTTCCACTTGCTTGCGCAGGGCGCCGGCCTGAATGCGGGTGTCGGCCCAGACGTTGATCTGCAGCCAGGCAAAGCCGCCGGGGGTGGTGGATTTGTCTGTCCAGGCCAGCGGGGGGCCGCCGATTTGCTGCCACGTGATGTACGGGCGCGGGGTGTTGGTGGGGGCAATGTCGGGATAGACGCGGCCGGACGCGATGCCGGTGAGGGCCTGAAATACGAGGGGTTCGAGCTGAGCCATTAGAGGGCTCCCAGTTTTTTGAGCAGCATGGATTCAGCGGCTGCGCTGGCGCGATCTGCGAGGGCAAAGGCGGGGCGCACAAACGGCTTTGCCGCGACTTGCTTGGGCGACGCCAGCGGGACGTAGTAGGCGTCTTTGACGGCTTGGCTTGCCCTGCGGCTGGGCTTCTTTTTGCCCAGCATCTCGGGCCGGATCTTGGTTTTCCACTCGCCTTTTTTGTTGAGATAGACGACGTAGCGCTGCACGTGCCCGTATTCAACAAGGTGGCCGTGGGGGGCTTTGCGTTCGTTCCAGCTGACGTTATATGAGGCGCGGCCAGGGCCTGAGTTTTCGGGGCTGAATGCCTGGTAAATGGCTCGGCGCAGGTTGCCGGTGACGGTGCCAAGGGCATTGACGTTGGCGACGACCCCATCATAGAAAACCTGGGCGGCGGCCTGGGCGGCGGGCCGGGCTGCGGCTTCGACGTCGGTACCGAGCTGGTCTATCAAGCGGTTAAGGCCTGCGAGGTCTGTGGTTAGCCTGACTGTCATGCCGCCCTCTCGCAAACCAGATCAAGCCACTCCTGGCGACCGACGGGCAGGATTGCGACAACCCGGTAGGCCACGCCGGAGATGAGGACGCGCAAGCCTTCATCGGGCAGGTTGGCGCGGTGACGGATGCGCACGGACGCCTTGACGGTGGAGGTGACGGCATCCGCTCTGATGGCGCCGAGGCCGGACGGAAACTTGACGCTGGCCCATGTTTCGGCCACAGACGACCACGTTTCAATGGGCTGCCCGGCGGCGTCTTGCGTGGTGCTTTGCTGCTGGATGCTGACGCGGCGGTCGAGTTGGTTGCTGGTGGTCATTGGTAGGCCTTGAGCGCATCCAGAAGCGCGCCGCCGTCGATGCTGCGGCCTTCGTACATGCCCTGAACGCGCAGCAAGATCCACGACTGCAGGGACTTCCAGCGCGGGTCTGCCGAGGTGATGCCGCACTCAAAGCGCACACGGACGGCAGCCACGCCGCTGAAAGTGCTGGGCCAGGACGCGACGGGCGAGATGATGGCGGGCTCTGATCCCCGGACGCGGTAGGCGGCGCCGGCCAGGGTTTGCTCTGCGCCGGCGTCGTCGTCGTACTTGATGGACGTGACGGACGCAACGGGCGGGGCTGGCATGGTGATGGTGCTTTCAAATGCGTCCAGCACAAGCTCCCACGTCTGGGGCCCGAATCGCCGGCTGGTGATCTGTTCGGCTTCTTCCCGGGCGGCGCCAATCATGCGCTGAATCCGGCTGTCGTCCTCGGCGTGATCAACGCGCAGCGTGAGCTTTGCATCGGCAAGCGTCACGGGCTCTTCCGCCGGGCCGGAGATGGGCTTGAGTTCCATTCGTGATCACCAAGAAAAAGCCCGGCACATGGCCGGGCTGGGTGCTGC